GAGGCCATGATGGGTCTGCCTAAGCGTGCGATGGATAGCATCAAAGGGATGTTCTCCAAGACACCGAAGGCTCCTAAGGGTATGGGTGCCGTGACTGAGACTGAAAAGTCCTTAACGGTCACACCAGCTAAAAAGCGTGGCGGTGCCTGCTGAAAACGGGTGGGGGCTTCGGCCCCCGCTTTACTTGAAAGGTAAATGATGGCGACAATTTTTTCTTCTGTATCTCGACAAGGTGCCTACGAGCCGTTCGAGTTGCAGGTAAGCCGTGGACAGATTCAAGGCCACACGCCGTTCTGCCAGTTCGGCTTCAATTCCGCTGTTGGAACCTCCTACGAGACCGTTTGGATCGAGGGTGGAACCTACGCATTCCCAGCGGCGGCGTCCGTGATGAAGGTCTCCAGTTCGTCGGCAACCGACGACAAGGACAGCACTGGCGCTCACACCGTGTTGATCGAAGGCTTGGATGCAAGCTACAACCTGATTTCTGAAGTCGTGACCCTTGAAGGTCAGACTGCACAAAACACCACCAATTCGTATTTGCGCGTCAACAAGATGACGGTCTTGACGGCTGGCTCTGGCGGCACTTCTGTTGGCGTTATTTACGCTGGTACAGGCGATGTGACGGCTGGCGTTCCCGCTGTTGTTATCAACCGCACCGGTGTGAACAGCAATGAAAGCGAATCCGCTTTCTACACTGTTCCTGATGGCTATAGCGCGTACATCACCCGCTGGAGTATGTCGTCTGGAAACGCCACCGCAGAAGCAAGCACACAGTTTGTTTTGCGCGTTCGCCCATCGGGTGGCGTGTTTGGCATCAAGGCTTTGTACTACACCCCCGGCAACGGCATTTATGAGTGCGAGGCGTTTTACCCAGTTGCGCTACCTGCCAAGGCTGACATTGAGATTCGTGCGGCGGCAAGCGCTGGCTCTTCTTCTGCTTCAACACAGCTTCAAATTTTGTTGATCAAAGAAGGCCCGTAATGCCGAGCAAATCACCAGCCCAACATCGTTTGATGCAAGCCGCCGCTCACACCAAGGGCGGCTTTGGTGGTGTGCCCCAAAAAGTCGGCAAAGAGTTTGTCAAGGCCGACAAGAATATGAAAGAGGGCGGTGTCTCTCTTTCGGTCGGTCGTGGTGAGAAGCTGTCGGCTGAAAAAGGTGCTGGTTTAACGGCCAAGGGTCGGGCAAAATATAACCGTGAGACTGGGAGCAATTTGAAGGCTCCTCAACCTCAAGGTGGGTCGCGCAAAGATTCGTTCTGTGCGCGAATGTCGGGTGTGGTGGAAAACTCCAAAGGGGACGCTCCAAGAGCAAAGGCTTCGCTCAAGCGCTGGAAATGCCCCGGATGGTAAAGGACGGACATGGCTTATTCGGGAACCATCGGCGAGACCGTGATCAATGTGCAGACACTGATCGATCATGGCGCGCGTCGGTGCGGCAAACTTGCAGAGGAACTGACTTCTGAGCAACAGTTGTCTGCTCGGCAGTCGCTGTATTTCCTGCTCTCGCACCTTGCAAACAAGGGCATCAACTACTGGGCCATCAACTAGAAGGTCTTCGGCTTGAAGGCCGATCAATACATCTACTCGATGCCGCTGGGCTGTGTGGATGTTTTGAATGTGCTGTACCGCACGATGGATCGTCCTGTTGGTGACTACACTTCGTCCGCTGGTGGCACTGTTGGCTTGGCCTTCGACAACGATGTCGATACCTACTGCCAGCAGACTTCGACCAACGGCAACATCTCAATTTTCTACGGCACTGACAACCCAATCTACGCTGGCTCGATTGGCATCTTGCCTTTCGTCTCTGGCGGTGGCTCGGCCACATGGTCGATCACTTTTGAGTACAGCGTCGACAACATCACATGGAACACGCTCGACGACCTCGGCGAGATCGTGGTCACTGACAATCAGTGGATTTGGACGGACATCGATCCGGGCCAGAGCGTGATGTACTACCGCGTGCGCGCCTACAACGGCACCACGCTGGCTTTGCGCGAGTTCTATGTTGGCAACAACAGCCGCGAGATTCAGATGTCCCGCTTGAACCGCGACGACTACACCAACTTGCCGAACAAGAACTTCACGGCCAACCAGCCGTACCAGTTCTGGTTCGACCGCACCATCCCTCAGCCGACTGTTTATCTGTGGCCCACGCCCAGTGATCCGTTCATTCAAATGACTGTTTGGTACAACCGCCAGATCATGGATGTGGGCGCGTTGACCGATGAACTCGAGATTCCACAGCGCTGGTACGAGGCTGTCCAGTTCATGCTGGCGCACCGTATGTCGCTTGAGTTGCCTCAGGTTCCACCTGATCGCATCACTTATCTCGAGAAGATGGCGGACAAGTATTTGTACGAGGCCGAGCAGGAAGAGCGCGACAAGTCGCCGATCTACTTTGCCCCCAACATTTCGGTGTACACACGATAATGCCTGTATTCCTTGACACTCGCGGATTGACATCGGTCGCCATCGCTGTGTGCGATAGGTGCAAGATGAAGGTGTCATTCGTCTCGCTGGTTGCAGACCCCAACTTTCCGGGCCTGCGGGTGTGCGCTGACCGTGGTTGCAAGGATGAGTTTGACCCTTATCGTTTGCCTGCAAGAAAAACCGAAAGGATTAACCTTCGGTTCCCGCGCCCTGACTTGAGTGTGGCCGTCGATCCTGATGCCTTGCTCACGAACGGCCCGAACAACTTTGAGATTTCGACCGAAGGGAATACGGACGATCCGGAAAACAACGGCAATCTCGACATCATTTCACCGAGTCCCTAATGGCACAAGTACAGATCACACAACTACCCCTCGCCGGGGCCATTACTGGCTCTGAGTCCGTGCCTATTGTTCAGAACGGTGTGACCGTTCGGACAACGACCGGGGCGATTGCCGCCTCGCCTGCGCAGACGCAGACCTTTTTGACCCTGAATCAGGAGCCATCGCTCCCTAATTCGCGTCGTCTGGCTGGCGGCACGGGCATTGGCTTGGTCGACAACGGCGCTCAAAGCACCTACCAGATCACGCTAAACGGCACTTCTGGCTCGTTGGAAGCCTCGGGTGCGGGCATGATAGCCAAGACTGCCGCAAACACCATCGTGCCCCGCACAATGACCGCCACGGGTACTGGTTTCAGCATCACCAATGGCGACGGCATCTCTGGCAACCCAACTTTTGGCTTGTCTGGCCTGTCTCTGGCGATTGCTCAACTTGGAGGCACTGGTTTGGTGGCGATCCAAAACGGCACGACCGCAGGTGGTGTGCTGATTGCAGGCACGGCCAACCAGATTGCTGTGGCAAACGGCAACGGCTCGGGTGGCAACCCCACGATCTCGATTGTGGACAACCCTGTGTTGCCCGGTACCGCTTCGATGACGGTGCCAACTGGCAACGCCTCGCAGGAGCCAGTGGGTTCGAACGGCCAATTCCGCTTCAACACCACCACGCAGACCTTTGACGGCTATGCGGCGGGCCAATGGCGTCAGTTCTCCCAGACGGGTGGCGTGACCTCATTCAGCGCAGGCGCAACGGGTTTGACGCCCTCTACAGGCACTTCTGGTGCTGTGACCTTGGGCGGCATCTTGAACGGTGCCAGCGGCGGTACAGGCATCAACAACTCAGGCCGAACCATCACGCTGGGCGGCAACCTCATCACCTCGGGTGCGTTCAACACGACCTTGGCTGTGACTGCAGACACCAGCGTGACTTTGCCGACCTCGGGCACCTTGGCGACGCTCTCCAACAACGAGACGCTCACCAACAAGACGATCAACGGCCCTGACAACACGCTGACAAACATCGGCAACTCGTCGCTGGTGAACTCGTCTGTGACCTATAACGGCGTCACGGTGGCTCTGGGCGCGTCCGGCACGATCACGGCCTCGACGACCTCGACCTTGACCATTGGTACCGGGCTGTCTGGTGGATCGTTCAACGGCTCTGCTCCGGTGACGATTGCCATCGATTCGACCGTGGTGACCTTGAATGGCACCCAAACACTGACCAACAAGACGCTCACGACGCCTGTCATTGCGCAGATCGTCAACACTGGCACCCTTACCCTACCCACCAGCACTGACACGCTTGTGGGCCGCGCTACGACCGATACGCTGACCAACAAAACGCTGGATGGCGCATCGAACACCTTCACGAACATTCCGAACAGCGCTCTGGTCAACCAAGCGGTGACCATCGGCACGACCGCCATCAACCTTGGCGCGTCGTCTTTGACCCTTGCTGGATTGACTTCGGTCACTGTGACCCAAGACCCAACAAGCGCCTTGCAGTTGACGACAAAGCAGTATGTCGACACCTTGGTGGCCTCCGGTGTTCACTACCACCAGCCTGTTCGCGTTGAGTCGCCAATCAACCTGAATGCGACCTACAACAACGGCACCGCTGGTGTTGGCGCAACTCTGACCAACGCAGGCACGCAGGTT